ATCAAAATAGAAACAGATGGTGGAAACAATATTCAGATTTTCGATAATGAGTATTACTTCAAGGTTACACGATGATAACAATAGCAGAGTTTTTGTATTTAGACACTATTGACGAAACACAATCTAGGGGCATTCTTAATGATCCTAAATATGCTAATTTATCGTTTAGAACCCCAAACGAATTTAGAGAATTCTTTTCTTCGGAAGGAATACGATTGAGAAAAGAAACTATCGGAACCAGAACCGAAAGAGAATTGCTACTCGAACGATTCAAATCATTTAGGGGTTCTACTGATTACTTGATAGCTAGAAAATACGTTGAAGAACAATTCAATTTGAAGAACAGGTTAAGGGAAATACAATCTTCTCAACCTAATGTAGAGACTATAATTTCAATACTAAACGATATAACTTCACCACCATCTGATCCATTTTTCAATTTCATAATACGAAAAATTTTGACTGGAAGTGAGAATGGAGTTTTACCTTCGGAAGATCTAAGAAACATACTAGACCGATTGATCGAAGAAAATTCAAGAGAATACTATGATGAATCTTCTAATATCGTAAGAGATTCACAAGACATAATAGAAAGCTATCAGAACATCTTTAAAAATAAAGGTAGATTAAGAGTTCCAATTTCCGACGAAAGATTTCTTAGCTCTGATTTCAGATACATTATAGACACATCCTTTCAATCACTACCAGACGCAGTTAGTGCAGAAGAAAACATATTTAGACTGATAACCGAGGCACAAAACTCGGATCAACAAACTGGAAACAATGATAGTATAAGAAATCTACTATCTGAACTTTCAAATTTAGTAGACGAAAATTCAAATTCTGTTGCTGGATTACGTGCAAGAATATCAACGCTGGAAGAAGCGATATTGTTAAAAGATTCTATAATAGAAGGGCAAATTGAGGCCGAAGAAAGAATACAAGATAATCTTGTTGCTCTTGCCGAGGACAGTGCACAGAAGAGTGCTACAATAGAGACCTTAGAAACTGTGAATAAAAATCTTCAAACACAAATTGACACGACTCTAACCGAACTACAAGAAAACATATCCAGTCAAATTAACAATGTAACTTCTGCAATTGACACGTTGTCACAATCCGTTGTTGGTAGTGCTAATGCTGCAAATGCTGCACAAGATGAAGAAATAAACGATCTAAAAACAAAATTAAGAGAACTTGAATCTTTGTTATCTCAACTGAAAAACTCCTCCGGTAATGGTGGTGGTGGAACGGGTGGTGGTAATGGTGGATCAACACCCGTTGGTGGTGGTGACATAACAGAAGATAATGCAGGAATTGATCCAAAGCAACCGGCACCATCCTCATAACAATAGGTGATACTTGTGGCAAATTTTGAATACAAAAATATAGATGAGATTTTGTCAACTAATGCACCAACGAGGGGCATTAGAATTGATTTAGTTAAGGACACTAAAGTTATTGTTCCTAAGTTTAATCAATACAATCCAAATTTTACTGGAAACGGTATCGAAAGTGTAGAACTTCATGTATTCTTACCAAACACCGCATACATATCTTCTTTGTATAATGTCAGTAGTTGGAAAATAGAAGATACGGAAGTTCAAGTCGGTGACTTTATAGAGATAGTCCCAAAAGTTTCACTTGATGTTCATAGGGATCTTGGAAAAAATGCGTTAAACATACAACCCGGTGTTTACAAGATAGTCTATAACTTTTTCAGAAACTTCATAGGTGGATTCAATTCAGCAACAAAACTTTTTGTTTCAGAGATTTCATCTGATAGAAAAGAACTAAAACTATCTTTAACAAATCAAGATGATGTAGTTGGAAAAAATCAATTATCCGAATTTGTATTAAACTATCTAACACCGTCGGAATACTTACTACCAGTAGTTTTGAACTTTGGTGAAAACAAAATACTTGATGTGATAAATGTAACTTCTGATGGTAGTCCTACCAGTTTTTACGTTAAGTTAAATGAAGAACTTCCTGCCGATCTAGATTTGTATTTTGAATGTTGGATAGGAACACAGATATTAAAGCCATGGATTGACACGGTAAGGATAATTCCAGAATCAGTTCAGTCAGAAATTCCTTTTATTAGTGGTCCAAACTTTGAAGTTGATTATGATTATTGGATAAGCACTGAAACTGGATTAAAGTCTTGGAATGAATTACTTTCCACAAACGTTCAAACTTCACAAGAGATAATTGATAGATACTTTTCTGGAAGTGGTGCACCAACAAAACTGAATGTCAATTTTAGAGAGTTTGAGAATTTTGTTTTCTACTCATCTGCCGAAGAAAGAATACGAAACTTCTACTATAAAGTTGGTTTAGTTGAGTATTACAATAATCAAATAGACACCATAAACACCTACACGGGTTCTGTGTCTGCTAACAGAATAAAGGTGCAGAATTTAAGAGACAAGGTGGTATCTGGATTTGATGAATTTGAAAAGTGGTTGTATTATGAAACAACTGGTAGTAACATATACACTTACCAATCTGGTTCAACTGTAACACCATATCCAAAAATAGAACTAAATGTAACCGCTAGTCAATATGACATTGCAACAAAAGAGGGTAAGTATAACCTATATCCAACCACCGCTTCGATAGTAGAAGATTGGTATAACAACTTACTTGTAAGTTCAAGTAACTATGATTTGAAGAATTACAATTCTCTTGATAAATCTATTCCAGAATATCTAAGAGATGATAGAGATAATGATCAGTTTGTTACATTCGTAAACATGGTCGGTCAACACTTTGATATTATGTATCTTTACACCGATCATATCATCAAAAAGAATCTAAGACAAGAACATCCAAAAGATGGATTATCGCAGGATCTTATTTACGAAGCTACTAGAAACTTAGGTTGGACACTATCTCATGGAACACAAGCCAAAGATTTGTGGGAATACGCACTTGGTGTTAGTGGAAGTGGTCAGCCTATTTGGACTGGAAAGACAACAACAAACAAATACCTTGCAAAAACGGAAGAAGAGAGAACAAAGGAAGTTTGGAGACGAATATTCAACAATCTTCCATACATCTATAAGACGAAAGGAACTGCCAGGGGCATAAAGGCACTTTTATCTGCATATGGAATACCACAAACACTTCTAACAATACGAGAATATGGTGGACCTGACAATGCTGACTTAGGACTTATTCCAAGAGCTGAATGGGAAAAGCACACATACTTCTTGAATTTCTCTGGTAGTTATGCGTCTCCCAATAAGAACAACTATGTTTATGTTCCCTGGGATAGAGTAAATAACGCTTCTGGAAACTGGCAGTATCCAGATACCTTAACGTTCCGTTGGAAAATGGAACCAAATAGACTTTATAAGTATGGTGCTGATCCAGAACAAACACTTTTACAGAAAAATTCTGGTTCACGAGTTGACTGGTTTGTAACTATGAACAAGAATGGAACTGATGTGGAAAAAGGAACATTAACCTTTTACATCGGTGATGGTTCATCATATAAGTCTGCTTCAATTACTGATGAATACTTGTATGATGATATTCCTCTAAATCTTATGATTAGACGGAGTGTATCAAGTGACTTAACTTCAACAACTCAAACATATGACCTGTTTTTGAAGACAAACAAGTATGGAAAGATTGCCGTTGAAAGATCTGCTAGTATAGTTGTAACTGGATCGGTAGAACCAAATGTAAATAGAGCATGGGTAAGTAGTGGAACTCTTTATGTAGGATCGGGATCAAATTCACAGACAAATAACATTCTGTCTGGATCAATTTACGAACTTAGATACTGGTCTTCAATACTAAACGAGTCTTCTTTTAACAACCACACGTTAGCTGCAAGATCTTACAATGGAAATACGGATACATCTTCGTTCTATGATTTACAATCACAGTGGAAATTTTGGCAACCATTTGATGTTGCGGTTACAACTAGCTTAGCCAGTAATCATCCAGACCAAACAAAATCTTCTTTCTATGGATTACCAAAAAATGCAACGTTTGTAAATTTTGATTCTGGTGCATTTGAATCAATAGTCGAAACTTACAATATGGAAGTTGCAACCGTTGGTAACAATACACCTTTTGCAGAAAAAGTTCGCATTGATTCGGGTTCCTTATTCAGCACACTTAATAAAGATAGATCAGTTGAAGTTTCTGCGTTTGATAAGTTTTCATTGGACTCAAACAAACTAATGGTGGCATTCTCTCCACAAAGTGTAATCAATGAAGACATATATGAGGCGATTGGTAATGCAGAAATAGATGATTATTTCGGTGAATACTCAAATGTAGATAGTGATGATTATCCATTACTAAAATGGTTTGCACGAGAGTATTGGCAAAAGTATGACAACAAGAATGACTTCACTGCATACGTTAGGTTAATATCCGTATTTGATTTTAGTGTGTTTGACCAAATACGTCAAACTTTACCTGCTCGTGTAAATGAAATACTTGGTGTAGTAATTGAACCAAACGTATTAGAACGTTCAAAAGTAAAGGTAGTAAAAAGTTTCAGTGGAGAATCACCTGAACAGTATGTAAAAGACACGAATGACATATCCTCATCTGCTTCACCATCGATGGAGATAACATCATATTCTTCGGTGATACGAATTGGATTTGAAGACGATGAAGGCAGTGTAGTTGAAAACATAGAAGGTGAATATGATGTAGTAAATGAAGTAGAAGCCGAAAGATATGAAGAATACGGTAGTGATGTTGATTTGGTATTGGTGCCATTAGTTAATCAGAATCGATATAATCTAACAATATCATCTTCGAGTCAATTAAATCCTACTCCAATATCTACCTACAAAAATTACCAAAGTGTTTTAACAAACACGACTTCTTCTGTTGTCTTTAATTACAGTAGATATGATCTTACGGTATCAGGGTCTAATTTTAGAAAAGTTTCTGCTGAAAACAATCCTGTAACTTCTTCTGCGATAGTAGACACTTCGTTTACAACAACATATGCTAGAACAAATGTTGAAGTTGGAACGGATACTTTATCAAACATTGGATATGGATATGGTTGGATAACATCTAGTAATGATGATTTGAAAGCAACCGCATTATTTGATACGGTAGAATTATACCGAACAGATAATTATTACAGTGGCTTCTTCCTAACATATACTAGTGATGATAACTACGCAAATGGTGTTTATGACACATTAACTTTGATAACATCTAGTTATATGAGTCCACTATCTTTACCAACTTCAATTCGTAATCACCGATTTGAAGGATCGAAGATAACTGGACCAGATGTAAACGTTGACACAAATAATACACCTGATGGTAAACCTGTTGTTGAAGTTTATATTGTAGACGCAAATACTTTGAATTTTGATCAAAGATTCTCGGTCAGTTCAACGTAAGATTTTTGATTAATTGATATTTATAGTAGTAACAAAATTAATGATAGGAGTAGAAAATGGGTTATTTGAACAATACATCAATCACTGTTGATGCCATTCTTACAAAAAAAGGAAGAGAACTTCTTGCACAAGGAAGAAACGCTTTCCAAATTACACAATTTGCTTTAGCCGATGATGAAGTAGATTATGATCTATGGAATCCAGCACACCCACTCGGTAAAAATTACTATGGTGTTGCTATCGAGAATATGCCGGTAACAGAAGCTGTTCCAGATGAAACACAGGTAATGAAGTATAAACTTGTTACCCTTGAAAAAGGAACACTTTATTTGCCAGTTGTTAGTGCAGGTATTACAACTGCTACGTTGTCACCAACAACACAAACTTTTGTTGTTACCGTGTCAACAACACTAAGAAATGCAAACGCGGTTGGTGAGCCGTCAGACCTAAATTCAAATTACACCGCAACAATCTTGGATTCAACATATGTGACATTTGCAAATGGTGCAAATGGAAGACCTATGAATCAGGTTGCAACATCAATTAGTGCAAGAATAGATGCCGAATCGGATGGAAGGGGTATAATTACTCTACAAAGATTGGCAAACCCAACCAGTGCAGACAAGACAACTAAGTTAATTGTAACTGGTAACCAAACGGGTGGCAGAGTTGTAATTGATTTAACAATATCTCCTGACAGGTCTGTTTGAAGTTCAAACAAATAATTTTGAGTAAGTATCAAAGGAATAACAATGGCAAACGTTTTTGAACCAGTAGAAAGAGCTAGATCAGCTGTTGAAAAGCCCGAAAAGCTAATCTTTACAAGAGGACTTTGGTCTAATAATTCTGGTAACCTATTAACATTTTTCACCAGCTCACTTCAAAATGCCACATCAAAGGCATACTATTATCAAGTGTGGCAATCCGCTTCTAATAGTTGTGACGAGTATCAGGCATTTTCTGTTGCATACGGACACATAAGTGGGTCTGGTTCTCTTAATTCTGGTGGAGAGGTTTCAGATACTCCTTCTCGTGCAATATACTCACAGTATAGATTACTATGTTTAAACCCAGAAGAGAATTCTTTCTATCATTACAATAGCACGACTAGAAAGATAAATCACTTTTATGCTATAAACTTTGATAGAAACCGAGTTGGTGACAAACTTGATCCGGGTAATTTTGAAATAAGTATTGCTGAACTTAACGGTGGTGCACATTCAAACAATGCCTTTACTGGTAGTAACGTTGCAGTGTCTTCATCTGGTAAAGTAATAACCCTAATTGATGATTCAGGAGATGCAACAGATACCTTAGGATATGGTGGTATTCCATCAAATGTTCGATCACTTGTTAGTGGAACAATTGACGGTGGAATATACAGCACCGAAGGATATGGTTTAGTGTTTGCCGACCTTGGAGTTATTTTGATCGATGCTGATATGCTTAATACATCTGCTAGTTTTAACACAGTAACTGGTAGTAACATTGCAGGTGATAACTCATTCAAAATATTCACCGCCATCAGTGGTGCTGGTGATTTAGGTTCTCCATTTACTGCAAGAGCAGTAGATATTAAAGAACAGGATTTCTATTTTGTTCGTGTAAAAAATAGATCGTTTAACTACTCAAACAATCCAACATTTAAGAGTGGTTCAGATGGAGAGCTAGCAGTATCATCATTCAGATTTGAACCAAATACATATGTTACATCAATTGGATTGTATAATGATCAAAGAGAACTTCTGGCAGTTGCAAAGGTGAGTCAACCACTCCAAAAGTCTTTTAATAGCGAATTATCAATTACTGTAAAACTTGAATACTAATTATTATGGCAAATTTAACACCAACATTCAAACCATTTATAGAAGGGTCTGATGTTGCGGCTAACCAAAAAGAAGTTGTAACAGCACCCCTATGGTCAAACAGTCAAGCTGCTTTGTTCACCGTATTCACAAGTTCCGCGCAGTCAACTAATCAAAAGCGGTATTACTATGAGGTGTTCAATAGCCAGTCTAATTTACAAGGAGCTGAGGCACAATTTAGTGTTGCATATGGTGATTCTGTTGGTAGTGGATCATCGACTGGATCCGGTGCACAAGACCTCAAAGACTTTCCAACAAAAGCCGTATATGGTCAATATAGACAATTACTGCTTCCTGCTGGACAATCTCTATTCTCATTCAGTGGCGGTGAAACATCTGAATACATTTACGTTCTCAATATAAACAGAACAAGATTTAAAGATAAAGTTGATACTAGCACCTGGCAATTAACTTTGGACGCTGGTGGTTCTAACTACATAACATTAATAGATGATTCTGGTGCATCAACAACGGAGTTGGCACAACAAGGTGGTAGAGTTTACAACGTAAGAAGTGGTAGTATTGCCGATGGAATTTATACCGCAGATACAACACCTTGGGGATTATTCTATCCAGATAATGGAATTATTGTTTTCAATGGAAAAGCTCTGGATGCATCTGCATCTTTTGCAACACAGAGAGTCCCAGCAACAGGAAGTGGATTTGATAATGCTCTAAAACTGTTTACTTCAATTAGTGGTGCAATGACTGCTAATAGTGCATCATACGCATTCCAAGGCAGAACAAGTGAGGCAATTTCTTCAACATACTACTTTGTTAGATTATTTAATGGTGAATTCAACTATAGTAATAATTCTAGTTTCTACACAGGTAGTCAAAGTCAATTAAAGTATGATTCTATGCGTTTAGACCCGCAAGTTTATGTTACAACGATTGGTTTATATGATGATGAACAAAGATTACTTGGTGTTGCTAAGTTGAGTAAACCAGTTAGAAAATCATTTGACAGAGAATTGGTAATAAAAGTTAAACTTGATTATTGAGATAATACAATATGGCAAATGGAACAACAGACATAGTAGATACACTTGATAATACGGCACTCCGTCTTATTCAAGAGGCACAAAATTTAGCAGCTGCAAACAATAACGTTTCATTAGCCGCAGTTCTTGGATTGGCAGCTGGTGCTGCAGCTGTGGGTGGTGATCCATCAGCGGCCTCTATACAAAGGGGTGATAGTCAAAATGACGTTGACCGACCTTCCAACGGCGGTGGATCTGGTTCAACAGAGACTTGTCAAGACCCAACGTATAGAATTGATAACATTAAGGAAATACAAGTCGGTAATTATCCTAATTTGCAAAATTCAGACTTTGCAAATTTAGGTGTAAAACAGTGTGTATTGATTGGAGAAATATTTAAGTGTTGTCCAGATTCAAGAAAAGAAACTTCACTTGGATATGTTGAATTAGGTAGAGCTCAAGTTTCACAATACTATGAATCATGTCCAACTGGTGGCAAAAAACCCGTAATAAAATCTTATTACAATGTAGACCAATTATCTCCCTCTGGGTTTGTAAACCCATCAACTGGTCAATCTGTTAATAAAAATGTTCCAAACGGTCCTTGGAGTCCTAACGCTTGTGGAAATGTAATTACAGATACAATTGTTGGAACATTGACTGTAGATGAATATTCATCATTTACAGGGTATATTAATGCTGTAATTTTCGATCCTGATCTCAATCCTGGTGTCATCGGTGGCGCTCTACAAATAGGTAACTCAATAAAAGTTGTTGAAAGTGTTCAACTAAGAAAGGATACTGGTCCTAACAACGCAGATTTTGGTAATACTATACTTCGTGCAATAGAAGCTAACTGTTCTGGTCAAGGAACTTGTGTGAATGACAGAGGAAACGGAGGAGGAAACGGAGGAGGAGTTGGCGACCCAGAAGACCCGTGTGATGGAGTATCATCTTGGCCGATTGACAATAATTCTTTTTTTGTAGTTAAAGAGTTTGGAGAGGCAGTGTCAAGTGGTGCTTTGGTCATTCCAAACGGATGGACATTATCTGGTAACCCTACTCTTAGGGATCCTAAGATTGAAATTTCTGATTCAAGTAAATTTGAAGAAGTGCCTGGTGAACCGTGTGTTGTTGGTATAAAACGTGTAATTACAAGAACACAAGATATTGTTTACACCTACACATACAGCGTAAACGGTATTCTTTGTCGAGGCAGCACAAGAAATTACATTGAAAGACTTACAACTGATACAGTAGAATATATTGATACAAGACCTAATACTGAAAAACCAGAATGTAGGTGTCAAGAAATATTAGACTATGGTGATACGATAGGTATTATTGATACAAAGGATTCATGTAAATGCACTCAATACAATCTTGTAAAAGTAAGAACAAAATGTCCAGGCGAAACTGAATACACAGATTCAACTAAGTTCTACTTTGAAGGTATTCCAGATTACTTACATTCAAACGTTCCAGCCGGATATAAACTAGATCCGTTAACACCAATAGTTACTCGTGGTGATTGTGTAGATGAAAAGATTAAAATCTATCACCCACTTGTTCTTGGAAAAGATGTTATTACTGGAAAAGTAACTGGTAACACTCGTGGTCTATTCAATCTTGCACCTTCAATGAGTTGTTATAATACAAGTTCATTGCAGTCAAGTGCATCGAAGGAATACTACTATGATGTTGCAGATTGTGACTGCGATTCAACTCCATATTTTGCTGTTGCCTTCGGTCACGTAAATGGTTCTGGATCATTGTCATCACAAGGTGAAACAAACGATACTGCAACTCGTGCGATCTATTCACAGTATAGATTACTTGCTCTTGAATCACCAGAAACCAGATTTAGATTCTTTAATAGTGGTGCGGAAAATACACCAGATTACATCTACGTTATCAATTTCAAGAGAGACGCTCTAAGTGATAGAATTGATCCGGGTAATTTTGAAATACCTTTAATTCCGTTGAGTGGTGGTGCACCAACAGGATCAACTGTTTACACATTTATAGATAACTCGGATGATAAGTCAGAATTATCATTCTGTTCCGAAGACCCATATGTTTCATATGATATTGTAAGTGGTAGTTTGAAGAATGGTATTCATTCAAGTGGAACTGGAACAACAAAAACAACATACGGTAAGTTCTATCCAAACTTAGGATTCATAGTATTTGACGGAGAAAAGGTAGAATCTCTTGTTGGATTAGAAACGGTTACAGGTAGTAATGTTGCTGGTGATAATGCATACAAACTATTCTTGTCAATTAGTGGTTCATCTACTGTAAATGACGAATATGGAAATCTATATCACATAAAAGGTAGAAATGTAAAATACAAAACAACTAATCACTACTTTGTTAGAGTATCTGCACCAAACGCTAATTATAGTAACAACCCAACATATGTTACTGGAAGTGGAACTGGTCAAATTCAAAACACTTGCTTCCAAAAAGAACCAGTAACCTATGTAACATCAGTTGGTCTGTATAACGATAGACGAGAACTTTTGGCAGTGGCTAAGTTAAGTAGACCAGTTAAGAAAACACCAGACGATGACTTGTTAATCAAAATAAGATTGAATTGGTAATATGGCATCTGAATATGAAGTTAAGGATATTGGATACATAGGTTCTTTATGGCAAGGTCAAGACTCCCAACCAATATATGTTGGTAGAACTCTTCAAGTCATAAACAACCCAAATACAATTCTTTATGGTTTTGGTGGAACAAAGGTAGCTGCATACTTTGCTGATAAAACAAACGTCGATTTAGACACATTTAATCGCCAGTATCCACAGTCAACTCCACAACCTAGATATAGTGTATCCAAGTTACCAGAACAAATTCTACGTCAGATTGAATCGGAAACAAGAATATCATATCAGTTCTTAAAGAACTTAGATGTGATACAATTAAAAGCTGGTTCATCTAACATATCAGTTCCAATTGGTGACGAAAATTCTTGGGGATCATTTCAGATTTTCAATTCAAACACCGTAAAGTGGGTTTTATCTGATGCATTACAGTATCTTACGTATTACGTTTTTCTACTAACACCAGAAGAACTAAGATTGGCATCAGAATACTTTTCAAGTGTTCAATCTCAACAATATACTTGGCAGGATGAGGTAATAGCTGACCCAACAGAGTATATTACTTTGAACACTCAACAACCAGTTATTGAACCACCTTTAACTGTTATAGATTTTAGTCCTGAGATAATTCAAGGAAGGTTTCTTGGAAACCCTGTCCCTGATGTTATCTTAGACATTCTATCCAAAATACCGTTTCCATCAAAAGAATATCAAAACGATATTCAAGAGGACATGGTTGATTTTGTTGCAGAGGTAGATGCCGCCGAGGAGTTCATAGAACTTTTGTCACAACCAAGTGCACAAGAACTGTTTTACGTGTCTGCAACTGAAGGAGACGAAGAGTATAACAGGTTAACCGATCTTATTAAGAGAAGCATAGAACAGATACAGATTAAGTATGTTGAAGGATATGAAACGGGAGGTCCAACTCCCGTTGCTCCTGAAAATTTAGGTAATTGAAATGCTTACAATAGATAATGTAAACATATTGTCAAACATAAAGTTTCTTCAACTTATTCAACGATATTTGGATTTTCAAAAAGAAAATGGTTACCCACTTTCCGAGAACATAATCATAGAAAATATCGGTGGTGTTATTGAGTTTAGTTTATTACCAACTGGATCTGTTGATCCATCTACACCGATAACAGACCAATTTCAAGCTGAATTAGATGGGGAATTAGATACATTTGATGAATTTATAGACCAGATAATAGATGATTTGACTGGCGATGAAGATGGGATATACGTCAATAAGAAGTTATCAAGAGTATCTGATTACGCGGTTCCAATATTAGATCACCACACCCGTGGCCTTTTTAAATGCGAACATTACAGTGAGAGGTTGAATACTTTTCACACTGGCTCGTTAACAGAAAAAAACTCAAAGTATTACTTGTCAGTCTACAACAACGCAATTGGAACTGCAAACTCTTATCATCAATTTGAGATAACATATGGTCACATCAGTGGCTCTGGTTCTAGTTATGTTCAAACTCAACAAGATCTTTATCCTTCAAAGACTATGTATCGTAAATACTTAGTTGATTGTTTTGGAACAAACAGTGGAAAGATTCCATTTAAGAATGGAAAAAATGGTGACTACTTCTATGCAATACAAATTGATAGGGAGTTATTCAACGATAGATTAGATGCTGGAAATTTTGAATTATCGTTGTCTCCGTTATCATCAAGTTCGGATCAACTAGTAAATACTGGAAGTGGCTTTTACTCTAATCCATCTTCTAGCACCATATTTACTTTGATAGATGAGAGTGGTGATACAAAAGAGTATGTAACAGAACGAGAAGGTATATCGGAATACTACTACATAACCTCTGGATCACTTAGAGATGGTGTATATGGTGAACCCGAAGATGATGCTTGGGGAATAGTCTTTCCAAAGAAAGGTCTAATTATATTGGATGGTGTTGTGATGGATCAGTCGTGTTCATTCAATACGGTTACCGCTTCAATTGATGGGGACAATATTAGAAAGATGTTTGTTTCTATAAGTGGTTCTTCTTCACCAAATGCCGTAAGAACTACTACTGGTTCATTCTTTGCAAGATCAGTTGATGATAGATACTACGAGACATACTTTTGTAGATCAAATTACTATGAGTTTAATTACTCAAACAACCCAACCTACGTTACAGGAAGTAATGGTGAGATAAAAAATCTCGGATTTAGACGAGAACCAAACACTTACATAACAACAATTGGTTTGTATAATAGAAGAGGTGACTTACTTGCAATTGGAAAACTGCGTAACCCTGTTCTAAAAAATGAAGGAAGTGAATACATTTTTCAAGTTCGTGTAAGGTTGAACTAATATGTCATTTCAATTTGGAAATAGTTTAAGTTTGATTTGGAAGAAACTAAAAAAGGGAGACTATACGGTCAGACCTTTTGAGGTTTACAAACTCTGGAACTTTAACACAGATAGTGGAAGTAGAGATTATTACGGTAATCATGGAATAAACGTTTACAGATCACTGTATGCAGAAAACCACAAATACTACGGTAACGTTGCTACTATATCATCATCCCTATATGATAGGGTATTTACTTCTCAAAGTTTAGACCCAAAGATGTTGTGGTATTACTTAGATCATGTGTATTACACCGATGAATCAAAAGAAAAAGATCCAGCACTACTTGCAGAATTTGAAAGAAAACTCTACTTGGCAGAATCTAGTTCTGTTATGATAATGCCTCGTGGTGTATTTGGTGAAGGTATAAGACGTGGTTCATTTAACCTAGCAAACTTACACGCAGATTCTTCTTCACTAAGATACTCGATAGTGGATGACTCAAAAGGCAACTTAAAAGACGCTAGCTTTGTTGAATCAAATTTTGTTGATGAACAGTTCTCTTACTTGTATATTGGTTTTAATGAGAAGTATAGAGAGTATGAGTTTAGAAACAAACAGTTTGAATATGTATTAGATACATCACCTAAGAAGAATAATGTTTCCATAATACGACCAAAACAAATATCCTATCACTCTGGTATTCCAACAACGGATACATCACAATCAAGTGGAACTTCTGTTGCTTTAAACGGTGGTTACTTTGAAGTAAGACCATCTCAAAACTTTAACTTTAACAAAGGAAATGCCTTTGCATTTAGTTTTTGGGTGAATGTTCCACCAACTCAATCTGACGAGAATTCTTCATACAACTATCTGTTTAATAAGAATTACTCAATAGATGGTGATTACGAATACGTTCCAAAAACAGGAAGAGGAACATCGAATCAATACATTGCAAAACGGTCATCTCAGTATCCGTTTGATATTACATTCAATAATAGAACTTCTGGTAATCCATTTTCAATTAGCTTCAAGCAGAGCTCTGGAAAGGAAACAAATGAAGTAATATCGAGTGCATTAAATCCCGGTCAATGGTATCACGTTGTTTGTCAAAAGAGTTCTAGCTACTATCAAATTTGGTTAGATGGAACATTAGATTCTGTTGTCACCGCATCTGTTAGTGAAGGGACAACAAATGAGAACAACTTCTTTATTGGAAGTAATGGAACAAACACTGGAACTTTTTCTGGTTCATTAGATGAAATAAGAGTTTACAAAAAAGGATTATCATCTAATGAAATCTCATATTTGTCAAACAATAGTTTCCAAAATGGATACGCATATCAAACGGCCAGAATAGGAAACATATTCTACAAATCTGGAACTGTTGTTGTTTCTGATCCGAGACCTAAGTATGCAAATGCAATGATGGGACAGTTTGGAAACTTTGATTACGGTGGAACTTCTTATGGGTTTACGGGATCATTCAGATCAACAACTACTTTTTACGAGCACGAAGTTATTTGTAAAATACGTAGAAGTGAATACAACTTTACACTAAATCCAAGCATACGTAAGGATAAAGACCCGTATGCAGACACGGCAGAAGATTATGTTACAAGTTCATTCTTTAATCCATACATAACAACGATTGGACTTTACAATGAGAACAGAGATCTTGTTGCTGTTGCTAAATTGGCATCTCCACTTGAAAAGAGAGATGACGTGGATATGAACATCATAATTCGATGGGACGTATAATGAAAAGAAATGCAGTCGCAATAAAACACGGATTCCGTAGTGGTCTCGAAGATACCATAAACGAATCATTAGTGCAGTCAAAAAAATCTTTCGGATATGAGACCGAGAAAATCTCATATGTTCAACCTGCAACCGATCACACATACACTCCCGATTTTAT